CTTCAAGTAGTTCGTTAAATGTCACTGCCATAGTAGGTCTCCTACTTTATAATTAAAGTCTTAGTTCTCGGATCAGGCCTGTAATAGCCTTCACCAAATGTTTTTCTGCACTATTATCGTGTGTCATTGCGGCGGCTGTTCTGTAAACAGCTTCACCGCCGCGCATGTTAAACAAACTCTCATAGATTGTTTTTGGATATGCATCTGGTGCACTGGGCTGGGCCACAATGTCAACAGTTACGATATCGAAATCTGAAACCTTACCGGATTCATTAACGTTACCACTTCCACGACTACTAACGCCCAGTTTTGCTCCAGCTTTCAATAAGCTGCGAGCAATATTACCCATAGGTGTGTCTATGATTTTAAGTTTACCAATACCGTTTGAGCCTTCACAGTGCATATCAGTAATGATATGGCTCACACGGTCCAGATTAATTTGTAGCTCTTCTGGGTGGTCTAATTCGCCCAACACAGTTTCGCCCTTGCTTAATCTGCCTCTAACACTTTCAACAGCACGTTCAATTTCAGAGCGTGGATAAACACGCCCGTTTTGATTCTTTACGTCGCCTTGGATGAATAGGCCATGCATAAACAAGTCCTTGCCATCTTCGCTTTCCATGAGCTTGAAACCGCCCATGTCTGCGTTCATAAATTCGTAAAGTTTACGTGCCATTTTAATTACCCCTACAATTACGCCTTAGGCGCATTTACCTTTACAGGCTTAATACCCATGTTGTTTGTAGGTGTGTGATTCTTTGGCTTGTTAGCGCCTTTGTTGCCTTCACCGCCGTCTTTAGCCTTTACAGGTGCGCCAGTTTCCCAGCCTGCCTTGTGTTTAGCTACAGGTGATGTGCCGTTTGAAGCGTCAGCGATTGGAGCCTTTGGAGCAGCAACTTTGTCTTGTAGCTTTGTAGCTTCTTCAACAACTTCACTGTCTTCATCAACTTCTTCGTCGAGATCGTACTCTACTGAGTCCATCATCTCGTCTTCGCCTTCGTCGCCCATGTCAACTTCCATGTCGCCGCCCATTTCGTCGTCGCCCATTTCCATATCGCCATGTTCTTCTTCGCCTTCTTCGCCAGCCATTAGCTTTTCGAATTCTGCACGAAGATCTTCAAGTTCTGCTTCTAGATCGTCAACCTTATCTTCTAGGTCTTCTTCGCCTTCAGCACCTTCTTCGCCTTCTTCGTCTTCGGCTTCGTCAATACCTGACTCGTCGTTTTCGATTTCTTCTTCGTCGGCTAGGATATCATCTTCGAAGTCGTTGCTTTGATCAACAACTTCATCTACTGTTTCTGATTCTTCAACAGCTTCTTCTGACTCTTCAACTTCTTCGTCTTCAGCTTCAAGAACACGCTCGTATTCTGAGCGGGCTTTTGCTACAACATATTCGTGTAGCATTTCTTCAGCTTTTTCGTTTTCCTCAGAAAGAAGGAGTTCGAGAATCTGTTCTAATTTAGCACGTGATTCTGACATTGTGGCCTCCTCATTTGTCATATAATAATGTGTAGACACATATACCGCGTCTACTCCACATTATTACTTACACATAAGTGGTGTTTTTACGGTATAAATGGTATCAAAATGAGGTCAAAATAGAAATTATACTCTATTTAGTTGGTAGTATAGTGGAATTAACTGCTAAGATTTCTAAAAAAGCTATCTAATTCGTGTTGTTTACCCAAGTGTTTTAGGTGGGCATAATTGTGTTCTAATATGTCTTGCATCTCATTAGAATACATTATTCTATGTACTTCTTTGATTGTTTTAGTAGTACAAATACGTTTAGCTTCTAGTATAGCTGCTTTTAATCTGCTTTCCCAGTCACTGATATTGTCGTAGCTTTCGTCAAACAAAATGCCGTCAAATGTTTTAAATCCTAGTCTTCTTAACATTTTCAATTGATATTGACTACCAAAAAGCACAAACGGTCTTTTGTAAAAAATGCTACGATATGTTTTTTCAGTGAAAAACATTTCTTTCCACCAACTGTTCATTTTAAGCATTTCTATTAACTGCGCACTAGAGGTACCCTCACCATACAGTGTTTCTGTGGTAATATCAAAATATGTTTGATCGTAGATGTTATAAAAATCCTGCGATAGTTTATCTTGGTGACTTTGGATAAGATTGTATTCAGAATAGTGATCTACTGACAAGGGCAACATGCTGGCTAATTCAGAATAACCCATATCATTTAAAATTTCCAGTGTTCGAGGCTGACCGCTTACATATGTTATAATTCCATACGGGAACATTTTTTCGTCCCATAGGTGTAGCAGTGTTTTAAACCTGTGTTTCCTCGGTGCACCGTTTAAACACGTAAAGTACTTTGGACGGAATATGTTTCTGTTGGATTCGTATTTGTCTGAGCAATCTAGGTGCGAATCAATTACTATGTGCGCCCATTGTTGTCTATGTTTAGCAGCATAAATTTTATCAGGAATGTTTTTAACTAGGCGCCAACCATCGTAGGATTGCTGATTGTACAAGTTACCCGAATAGTAAGAAAAATTCTCAAACGGAATACCGGTAGCGTTAATTAGATTGTGTAGCTGTTGATACACCCATTCATCTTCAGACTCAGGTGATCCTAATACAAATGCTGAAGCTTCAGATGAATAGTCTAGATATATGTGTTGCCTACCGTTATACGCAGATTTAATTAACTGCGCATAGCCTTCTGCGTAATCTAGTATACCATAACGTATTACAACTGTAATATGCGATTCGTATACTTTTATATCTCTCCAATATTGAGGATCGTTATTGGATAAGTCCGGCATTGTGCATTACATTTGTTCTTGTGCAGGCTGTGCATACATAACACGAACAAATTTTTCGTGCTCAATAGCTTCAGCTTTTTTAATCTCTCTGATTTTTCTTAGCTTGTTTAGTTGTTCCAGAGTTAAAGTTGGCTTGCGAGTATCGCCTTTAGCACGGCTATCAACTTTATCATCTTCTGGATTGTAAAACTCGTCAATTCTCATTATAGTCCCCCAGGAGTTGTAGGTGGTGTTCCTGCACCAACCTCAGGTGTAAGTCCGGCTGCAGGTGCTGCGCCAGCATCAGGTGCCGGTGCTTCTAGGTCGCCTAAGTCGGGTTCAATGTTTGTGTTCACAGCCGAATCTGGCTGCGCTCTAATACCAATGTTTCGTAGATCAATACTTTGATCATCGTCACTGAATTTTTCGTAGTTGTTTTCTTCGCGCCACAACTTTTCGTTTTCTTTAATTTCAGTATCGGTTAGACCCAAGTACTTCTTGAGTTTAAATCTATTAGACAAGAATGCAGTGTTAGCAACGCTGTTAAACAAGTTAGCACGCTCAGTATCAATTTGAATTTCTCTGTAACTGCTGAAGTTCATTGGCTTAACGAACTGAATGTTGAAATCACTGTTGTCAATTTCAATACCGCGATGCTTTAGGAACATTTTAAATTCAAAGTCTAGGTCTTCTTGAATTTGCTTTTGTAGTCGCTCAACATACTTGGCAAAACGATATTCTTGAATGTATGCAACACCTACTTTACCGTCATTGTACACAGCACTACCATCTTCGGGACCAGTGGGCAAATAACTGCTGGGTACACGCAAACCACGTAGTAGCTTGTTGTTAAAGTAGCGTAAGTCGTCAATCTGGCCTAGGTTTTCGCCGCCCGGTAGTGTATCTACTTTACTGCCGCGGCCTTCTGCTGTTTGCGCAAAGAAGTAATCTTCTAACATGCTCATAGGATTATATGCCGCATCTACTACGCTGCCGCCATCTTTGCCCTTGTTAGGCACACGCTTTTGTTGTACTTCGTATTTTACTTGTTCGAGATACTGACGTGCTTTGTGCGGTGGCATGTTACCTACGTCAATGAAGAACACACGACGTTCCGGTGCACGGTGTACACGATAGATAATAATACTATCTTCTAGTAGTTCTTTTTGTTTGAATACTTTAAAGATTGGTTCTAGGATACTTACGCCAAATGGCCAAGCTGTGTCCATACCTTCAGTTAGACTGATGTGAACAACGTGCTTTGCATCAACTGGTAGTCCTTGATCAGCACCATTAATAGCACCAGTTAGGTAGTTACTGGCCGCAGTGTTTACACTGCTCATTACACCTGTAATACCCTGGCCGCTGCCGTATGGACGAGCATGCATTGGACTTACTTGTGTAGCCACAAGCTCTTGCATGTTTTGATCTAAGTTCTTAATAAAATAAGTTTCGATCTTTTTGCCTTCGCTTTCATTGACAATTACTTTTTCAATGTTAGCAGGATCAACCCAATACAATTCAAATGTTTCTGGATCACGGATAAAGAACTGGTCGCCATACTTTACTGTACTACGGAAAATACGGAAAGCACGTTTAGCAAGTTGATTTAGATTACACCAGTGGATGAGAGTTTTGTTTAGAATTTTACTTTCAGTATCGCTGGGATCGTTTTCATAAACAATCTCAAATGGTAGGCCGCTTGACTCTTCTTCCTGCGTGCCAAATTCAGCAATAGTATCTAAGGCAGCATTGATTTCCAAGTCTTGATCCATTTGATCATACTGAATATATCGCATCAAGCGATTAGGGGAACCAGCATAAACTTCTGGTAGCCAACTACTATAGCGACTGGTAGTACTTAGACCGTAATGATCACCGCCAGTCTTTGGTTGTATATTCAACGGAAGACCGCTGTTATCTACAGGTGTAAAATGTTTTCGCCAACTCATCAGTGACCTCTATATCCTAATATAGCACTATTTATCATAGGCCCTGAAAGTTTTTCTTAATTAAGGATTAGTTACTTTAACCTGTAATGTATTGTTACGCAATACTCGTTCAATTTGTTCTAGGATTTCTGCGGGAGTTCTACCAATTGAATCTTTGTCTACAGGTGTTTGCAGTGAATTTAATAGTGGACTTTGTGTTACATTATTAGAACTTGGGGTAGTTGGTGTAATTTTTGAATTGTCTACCGGCGTTGCTGGCTTACCAAACAAGGATGAAAATACATTTTTAACTGTTTGTGCTAGGCCGCCTTCTTCAGTAGCGCCGGCATTGGCTGCATTATATCCGTATGCGTTTTTAACATTCTTGGCAAATTTTGTATCATCGAGTTTAATAAACTCTGCATACGCTAAGTTCTGTGCTTTGTTTGCGGCTGCAATCTTGTTAATTGCATCAGCATTCTTTAGCATAGCTTCTGTGCTGATTGCTGCAAAGTCGTAATAGGGTTTTGTGTTTAGCTCAACACTGGCTAAGTTTCTCCACAGTCTTGTAAACTCTGTTACAATCTTTTCTAGGTTTTGTGGATCCAGTGATTTAATTACTTTAGCAGTTTCTCCCATAGCACCTGCTAGTGTGTTTAGTCTACCCGATAACACATCAAACTTACCTGATGCATCTGCTACCTTCATTAAACGATCAAATGGATCGCCGCCGCCAAACAAGCTGCCAAAGAAATTACCAATACCGCCAACTACGCTACCGGCGCCTAATCCCGCTAGTGCTAAACCAACTGCGCCTATTGCACCAGCTGATGCTAGTAGATTGGCTGCATCTAAACCACTAATTCGTTCAAGTAGTGTACCAACGCTTTGCATCACTGTGTCAAAGCCTTTAGCACCTACTTCAACTAATTTTGCTAGTGCATCACCTACCGCGGTAATAATAGGAGGCATGCCTACCATTATAGTGTTAACAACTGTGTTTAAAATGTCGCCAAAAGTTTTTAGAGTATCAATTGGGAATAGTTGCAACGCTAAACCAATAGCACCAATTGCTAACGCACCTGCTAGCAGTGCTGGAGCAAATGCGCCAGCAACACCTGCTATAACACCAATACCTGCAATTGCAGTTAGACCCATGCCAATTGTTTGCCAATCGAGTCCTTGAAACTGTTGAAATGCTTTACCAGCAATGAATACTGCACCACTGATTAAACCTAGTGCAACACTCCCTAGTAAAACATTAGGCTTTCCTAATGCACCAATACCGTTAGCAAGTCCTTTAAATAATGATTCGATACCTTTTGCAGCGCCGCCGGCAAATCCTTTTATAAAGTCACCTAAGCCTTTGCCTAGACCACCTAAGCCTTTGCCTATGTTTGTAAGTAAACTTGCAAAACCTGCACCTGCATTAGACTTACCAGGTTTACCACCAGGTTTACCACCTGGGCTAGCACCCGGGCTACCTGCAGGTGTCTCTGGTGTCTCTGGTGTTTTACCTCGAATCCTATCTAGCAAACCACCACTGCGACGTTTAAAACGAGATTCCTGTGACTCTCCTTGTACATAATCTTTTGCTATGTCTTTTATTTTGCCTAAAGCAGCCGCGGCCATAGATTTAACTGCGCCTACAGCAAATAAGAATCCAACAATTTTTAGTACGCCTTTAACAATCTCAGCACCTACGTCTGCTTGGGCTTTTGGATTGGGAGTCTCAAGTAACTTACCAATACCATCAACTAACATTCCTGGCAACGACCAAAGAAATTCTGCAACACCTGTGATAATACCTGCTGCAATATTTTTAGCTATATCCCTAAACATTGCAGACCAGTCAATGCGTTGAGATTCTCCTTGACCTACTTTAAAAGTATCTATATAAGCACTAAATGTATCAATCATACCAGATATACTTTTTGCAAACTTATCAATCTTTTTAACAATTGTATCGCGCATTGTATCAGGGTTGACCATTTTTTCTGGATCAAATCCAAACAACTTCATGATTGAGTTGCCAATCATGTTCATGCCATCAATTAATGCTGTGCCAATGCCACGTATTTTTCTGTCACCTCTACCAACATCATCCTGGAATGCTTGTGCAAACTTTGTTAAGAAGGCAGCAAACTTGTTAATCAATGGAGTGAAAGTAATCATTGCAGCGGTCGCAAGTGCATCAAATGCACCTTTAATTTCAGCAATACTGTTGTCAAACTGTATTCTAGCTTTCATTAAGCCATCAATACTCATGCCGCTGCCTAGTCGACGTGCAACTTCAGCCATTTTACGTTCAGTTTCTTTTACTTCTAAATATGCGAGAAGAATAGTTTTAGCTGCCTCGGCGCCTGCACCGCCCGATTCAACAACATTCTGTAAGTTCTGAATTTGTGTTCTGTTCAGTGAACCAATCTTTTTCTGCAACTGTAGTGCTGCTGCTTCACCTGCGGCAGTACTGTTTAGCACACCTGCTTGCATTTGTTTACCAAAACCAATCAGTGTATCTGTGATCTCACCTACACCTGCGGAAGCTAACTCTCGAGCTGCTTCGCTGATAAACACACTGCTTTGTGCACCGGCGTCTAGGAACAGTTGACTAACTTTACCTAGCTGCTCGCCACGAGCTGCCATTACAGTATTAAATGCTGCCGCTCCTTCGTACACACTAGAGCCAAATTTACTCATCAGATTAACCAAGCCAGTATTCTGACTCAGTGTCTGTTTATTCATTTCACGCAGTTTATCTGCACTAATGCCTAATACACTTGCATAAGCTGTTTGTAATTTAATCTGTTCGTTAGCAGCCGCTAGCTGTCTACTGGAAACTGAGCCTTCTAGCATGCCTAGGCTGGATCTTGTTTCTAACTCTTCTAGTAATGCTTCGTTTGCTTCTTTGAACGTCATACCTAGATCTAAACCGTTATTAGTTAGAGCTTTAAACGACTTCATTGTGTTAACCAGTGAACCCGGGCCTGTACGTCCTAGTGTGGCCGTTAACGATGCAAACTTAAGCATTGTTTGCGTTGCTTCTTGTGTGCTATATCCCAGTGAGTTAAATTGTTGAATAGCTACTGCGGCACCATTGCCCAAGCTATCATTAAATCCTAGACCAGCTTGCGTTAAGTCACGTAAATTATCTGTTAGACCTGTGAATATCTTAGCACCAAATCCAATGATAGCACCTGTGGCTAATACTGCGGCTGTAGCAAGTCCGCTAACTGCACGGCCAGCACCAACAAACACACCTTGCACATCACCTTCAATGCGATCGGCAACTTTTTGTCTAAACGAACCTTGTTGCTTATTGCCTGCTTTTTTAATTTCTTCTAGAACTTTTTGTGCTTTTTCGTCGGCTTTTTTAGAATCTTTGTTGCCTTGCTTAACTTCGTCTAGGAACTTTTCATAAAGTTCCTGTGATTCTTTGTCGCCTTTGAGCAGTACTTTTAGCGTGGCCAGCATCTGTGCCTGCGTCTGTTCTAACGCAAAGTCTGGTAACTTTACAACACTGCCATCGGGTAATACAGCTTCAGCCATTCAAAAAATCCATTAAACACAGTTTTTATGGTGATAAATATCGATACTGATAGATATCCCAATTACACAATATTTATCTTATTAATTAACAGGAGTTTTAATATGGCAAATCAAAGCAATCCACTTAGTGGGTATTTTAGAGCGCCAAAGCTGTACACCAAAATTCCCAGTGGTGGTCGTTTCTATAGCCCAGATGTGGTAGATATGCCATCCAGCAATGAGTTACCTGTTTTTCCTATGACTGCCAAAGATGAGCTAATCATGAAGAACCCGGATGCGTTGCTGAATGGTGAAGCTGTGGCACAGTTGATCAGCAGTTGCGTTCCGGCAGTTAAAAAGCCACGCAGACTAATCAGCAACGACATTGATGCACTACTGGTAGCTATTCAAGGTGCCAGCTACGGCGACGACATTGAAGTAAAAGGTAACTGCCCGACATGCGGTAAAGAATGCTCAGGCATTGCCAGTGTCGAAGCTGCGCTGGAAACAATGGAAGTTCTAGAATCTTCCTATACCTTTGAAACACACAATGGTCTTGTAATTGAACTTAAACCATTCAGTTACGAAAGCACAGTTAAGGCAGGTATTGCTAACTTTAAGAGCACTCGTAGCTTACAAGGTCTAGCAGAAATCAAAGATGAAATGGAACAGCTAAAAGCATTCAACGATAGCTTCCTACGCATCGCCGCGCTTAACTTTGATCTCATTGTAGACAGTGTTGCTAACATCAAAGGCCTCGATCCAGATGGTAATACATTTACTGTGGATGATCCAAAACACATTCGCGAATTCCTAGAGAATTGCGAAACAGTGATCGGCAAGACCATCGAAGAGAAAATCACCAATGTTAACAAGATTGGTGTTAATAAGCGAGTCCAGTTAGAATGTGAAGATCACGGAGCATTCGAGCAGGAGGTTGGCTTTGACCCAGTAAATTTTTTCACGGCTTCCTAGCATCAGCTGAACCCCAAGATATTATAAACTATATCAATAAGCTGAGAAAGGAAGCTGGGGAATTACAAAAGCAAATCACAGAGATCGTATTGTACAGTGAAGGTGCATTTAGATGGAATGAACTATGGAATATGAGCTTTAGTGAAAGAGAACTAGCTGTTAAATTATTAAACAACTACAATCAAGTCAAAGCAGGCAAACAACCCAGCGATTATCTATAAAACAACAAAGCCCAGCAGAAATGTTGGGCTTTTTATTTCTTGTTGTTCCAGTGTTTGTTATTAAGACCTAAAGGTCTTATCTTACTACGTTCATTCGTTTCGTTTCACTTCACTCATTCACTTGTAAGATATTTTTTTACTATTAAGAAGTTATCACGAAAGTGGAGCCATAGTTCACCCTTTGCAGGGTGAACAAAAAAGAAAGCGTCATCACGATGAGCTTCACCATCTCCAACCCGGGTGCTTATTAGGAAGCAGAGCGCCTTCTCTCCCCATACACTACCGTCACTTGTATTCGCTCGGAAGCCAATATAATCTAGTGGAGTTTGATTATATCAACTAGCGGGTTGCTTTTTCTCAGTGCCCGCATTCTTTCAATGCCATAACGTTGTTTGCATCTTGCCGACTGCATTCCAGAATCTGACGCCAAAGCCGTAGCTAAGGAGCCTCAAGGAAACCGATATAGTCCTCGGTGGGGCGGTGCAGTGCCTATGTATGTGCCTTATATTGTTTTAAGGTATTTGATGCCAGGGAGATTTTGGTAAAGCCGTGTAAGCCTTGATTGCCATGTTGTGTATTGTAGTTATAATGCCTTGAGTGCTTCTTTTAGTATTTGTGAACCGCCTACTCTAACGTTAATAATACCGTTGTAATATTCGTCAGTTTCGAGTACTTTGCGATCAAATTGTTCTCTAGCTTCTAAATAACTGGCTACACCTCTGCTAGGACAAAAATAAAGTATTTCCCTAGTAAAGTTACCGGAGCCTAAACGAACCACATCTTCTTTGAGATGATCGTTACTGCCCCAATACTCGCGCCAGTCGCTTTCAACTGTACTTCTACGCTTGTTTTTCTTACCCTTTAGTGGAGGGCGAGTCTTTTTAAACTTGGCTAACTTTTTACCCACATACTTTCGGTTGTTGGTTAAGTTAGTAATCAAGTAAACAAACGCTTCAGTACCTTCCGGTAACTCGTCTACTGTTTGACCTTTATATGTCCATTCCATAACTCATATTTACGCCGAGTTTGGAAATATACCCAGGACATTTAGGTAAACAGTGACTTTACATCAAATGATGGAATAACCGGTTCAGTAAGCCATGTTATTGGTCTAACGTACTTTGTATTAAAATCAAAATTTAGTTTATCGTAATCAACAAGTTCGCAATTAAAAAGTTTATTGTATTCTGCTAGTTGGGTATACCCGTCAATAAGATGGTTAACACAATAGTCAACGTCAGTTTGATCAACAGTTATAGCTTGATGTTCTTGTGGAACACCGCTCCAAACATTAGTAGTCTTAGCAAGATAATAACTTTTACACTGATCTGTAAAATTACTGCGTACAAGTATATAAATCTTATCTGCTAGTTTAAAAAGGTTATTCTCTAAAAAATTAACTCTTTTAAAGTTTGTTCGAATGTTTTTTATGTGCCACGGAAAACACTTCAACACTACATTTTTATTATGTTTCAAGTATTCTAGTTTAGCTAACTGTTCATCTACACCAATAGTATGACTGCCAAAATATTCATCTAGATTTTCAAGAGAGTGTTCTCTTGCCAAGTGTTCGCAGAACCATGTACTACCGGTGCGTGGAGTAGTTAATACTAGAATCATTTTATTCCACGTATTCAGTATCAGTGTTGTAGCTGGTAAAGCCACCTTCCTTGATAACTGTTAGCACATTGTTAACCCGACCAACTAGTTCTTCTTTGTGACTGATTAAGAAAATGTTCTTGCCATTTTCTCTGTTCATACGCTTAAGGATAGCAAGACTGTTTTCAACACCCATTGTATCCATACCGCTATCAATAAGTTCGTCAATGCACATCAAGTTCATTGGCTGATTTAAACTTTCATAGATATCACGGAACGCCCAACTTAGGCTGAGGATAAGTCTATTACGTTCGCCTCGGCTCAGGTTATCAAAGTCTAGGTCTCTGCCATACTCTGTGATCTCAACACTTAGATCGCTGTTGAACTTAACATCATGAGGCAATCCAATCTTGTCTAAGTAATATGCTAGACGATGATTCAAGTATGCAATGTTTTGATCAATAATCTTCTTGCGAATAAAACTATCTTTGCTGGTAAGCAGTTTGTGTAAGAACTCCTGGTGATCCTTGAGATATGTTAGTTCATTGATTTGTTCAAAACTAATATCCTGCAAGCCAGTGTTCTTCAAACTTTCAATCTGATCAGTATACGGGTTTACTTCGTTAACCTTTTCGCTGTACTGCGCTGTTAGCGTTTCTAGATTGTGTTTGTGTTCAAGTGCGCTTTCAATGCTGTCATAAAAAGTACTAGCATCTTCTGCAACATCTCCTACGGCAGCAATTGCTTCTACAACTTCTTTGAGTCTGGCTGCTACTTCATTGTTATACTTGGTTTCTTCTTTGAGTTTTTCGCGAAGTCTCTTTGTATATTCTTCATGTGTATCTAAGTGTGCAGTGCCTTGTTTACACTCAGGGCATACACCCTCGAGCGCATTTTTGATATTGCCTTCCAGCTCTTGGCATTTTTTAGTACTGCGGTTAAGCGAAGTATCCGTGCGATCTCGTTCGTTTTCTAGAACAGTTTTTGCATCGCGTTGTTCTTTGTTTTGCTGATTAACCTTATGCCCTTCAATTTCTTTTTCAATATCAATTTCACTAAGGGCGCTGATAACATTTTGCATGTCAGCAAGTTTATCGCTCTTGGTCTTTTCCCAAGCCTTACTACGGCTTTCAATCTCTGTGATGTTCTTTTCAATTCGTTCGTTGCTGGTTTTTACAACATTGATACGAATCTCTTCATCACGGATAGCATCCTTTGTTTGCTTGAGTAACTCTTTGAGCACATCTGCTTTTGCACTAAGTTCAGTAATGCCCAGCAACTGTTCAATCATAGCACGTTGGTCGTTAGACTTCATGCCCAAGAACGGTTCTGTGTAGGTATTAAGTGCTACAATGTGTTTGAACATTTCATGCGGGAAGCCCACAATGCGTTCAATTTCTTTTTGTGTTTCTCTGCTATCGCCCTGTGCATCATCGTCTTCGTTTGTTTCAACACCGTCCACGTAGAAACGTAAGATGTTAGGCTTGCGACCACGTTCGATTCGATACGCTTTGCCGTTGACTTCAAAGTCAACAGTGACAATCATAGTTTTGCCGTTGGTCTTATTAATAAGGTTGTCTTTTTTGATATTAGTTAATGCTTCGCCGTATAAGCCATAGCTGAGTGCATTAACAATAGTAGTCTTACCTGTGCCGTTGCGACTACCATCGCCACCTAAGTCTAAATTGTGACCTAGTACAAGTGTAAGATTACAATTATCAAAGTTAACAGCCTGTGTCTGAGCGCCAATACTCATGAAGTTCTTGGCACTTACATTTTTAATCTTTAACATTAGACCTCAAGTTTATTATAGATGTCAATTAGTATTTGTTTTTCTACTGTATTGGATTCGATTGTGTCCAATTGACTTAACACAATTTGATCTACGCTTTCAAACTTAATTTCGCCGCCTTCGAATTCCTGCTCTTCTTCCTTAACAGGAATAAGTTGAAGTTCTCGAACTCGGTAAAGCTCTGAGAATTTTTCTCGTATGAAGTTAGCTTCTTCGTAACTGATATTGATGTTTAATTTTACACGAGCATAGGTGTATTCGTCAAGTAAATTCTGATGGTTATCAATTAAATCGCTGAGGCTAAAGACCTTGAACTTAGGACAGTCTGGCCAGTTTACGTATACTGGTTCTTCGCCCCAAGTTAGGAACATAGCACCGCGCTCATTGTCATCAACGTCTGCGTAGTTATGGGGGAAAGCATTACCAATATAGTGAATGTTATTCTTGTACTGACGCTTGTGGAAGTGTCCACTAAACACATACTCTGGTCCACTTAAGTGTTCTGCTTTGAGTCCACCGTGGTCTGGCATTTCCACCATAGCATTCATTTTGAAGTAGGGCAACTCTAAGTGTCCAAACAAGTACTTGACTCGCATCTTTTGTACCTGCTTCCACTCGTCGGCTACCAGCCATGGAAGAATAGCAACGTCATCTTGTACAAACTTTTCGTCTACCATAACAAAGTTTGGTAAGTCACGTGCATACTCAACGCTGTTGAGTTCACGTTTGTCCTTGTAGTACAAGTCGTGGTTGCCAGTAATAAAGTAGACCTTTTCAAAGTTGTCGTTTAACTTTTTAAGATCCTTAATGCTAGCGTTCATTGTGGCAACATTTACGCTGGCACGATGGTGACTCCAATCACCTAAAAAGATACAGGTTTCTGCTCCGCGAGCTTTTGCTTCTGCAATAAACCAGTCTACAAATCGGTGACAATCGTCTAGATGGATGCGGCTATTTTGCTTTAAACCGTAATGAATGTCAGTGAAGCAAGCCGCTGTTTTAAACAGCTGACTCATAGATCGTTGTATTCCTCAAATGAAGGCTTGTCAGCCTCTGCATTTTCTCTGAGTTGACGGATTTCTTCTTCGTGTGCTAGCTGTCTACTGTAGCTGGGCATGTGACCTTGTTCAATTAAGATATCGTCACGGATTGTTTGATTGCGCTTTTCTAAGTTTAGTACTCGAGTAAAGCTGTTGTTTACTGCGGCAGTATAGTAAGCGAATGGGTTATCAGATTTGGCTTCGTTAAACTGTAAGCCTACTTGACTTAGCTGTACTAAGGCCTGACCGCGCATTTCGTCGATATAAGTATAACCGCGCCAGTTAGCACGATGACTGTAGCGTTCTACTAACTTTAAGAACATGGTACCCAGTGTATTTGTGATGCGCCCATGGTCAACACAGAAATCACCATTACTCAAACTACCGCGCCAATGACTGCGCACAACTTCTTTGAGTTCATTGTTTTGATAAGCATAATGTTTGAAAGGCGGGAAGTTTACACGACTCTTTTCTTCTGCTTCGTTCTTTGGATTCTTTTTACGGCCTTCCTCTTCGGGAATATGCTCGTAAGTCATTACACGGAAAACAACATCCTCATCTGAAATTGAATCTAAATCAACGGCAAAGTCTTTTTGCTTGGGCTTGTTTCGATAATCCTTTGAATCATGCTTGAGCATTGCTTCAGCATAACCCTCACTTTGGATTCTTGCGGCCCTATTCTCTTTAGCTTGTGCCAAAGACGTAGCATTAATGTCTTTGACGTTATCAACAATAATATCGTACATACCATAACGGTCGTCTTCTACATAGCAAAAGGTAATCTTACTCTTATGGATTTCCTTTAGAATGTCTTTGTTATTGAGATAGTTTTGCTTTTTGGCTGTTATTGTCATGCAGACTCCTGTTATAGTTTCTTAACAGTATACATTATTTTATCGCCAAGTCAACGATTTTCTGGCGTTTCTTGAAATTTCTGGCTAGCATTTAAAACGGGTTTTAAGTTAATAGATAAATACTGCAATAGGAGAACGCCATGGCAAATAATAATTTTACAAACGGTCGAGTGTTTAGTTCGGTAGCCAGAACTGTGGAAAGCAAGCTGAGCAACCAAGTAGGCAGAGGGTTGTCTAGTATTAGGAATCCAATTCTACGATCTGGGCTAGGATCAATTGTTAACAACTTCTTGCCGGGCTTTGGTGGAGGCATCCCCGATTTCACTGATAACGGTTATCGCAACATTGTGAACGCCCGTTTGAGTGATATAGCACAAAAAACATCTAATGTTATAGCTGCTCAAAATACAATTACTACTAGCGAAGAATTGTCAAAAGGCTATGACTGGCGTGCAAGACTAAGACCTAAAGCAGGCGGTGTTGAGCAGTTTTACAGCAAGCATCCAGAAGGCGATGCTCTAATGCGCCCACTACAAGAAAGCGGTGGCTTAGTATGGCAATATACTCCTAATATTTTCTTAAGCGGCACAGCTGAATATAATCAAGCACTTATGCAGGGTATGAACTACCCTATTAACACATTTGTTAGCGGTCGCGCACCAGATATTCCTGTAGCCGCAGATTTTACAGCTAACGACATTTATGAAGCACGTTACTTACTAGCAGTAATGACATTCTTAAAAGTTTGTACTAAGGCATACTTTGGCGACGCCGCGGTTGCTAGTGGTGATTACGGTACACCGCCACCGGTGTTATTATTTGAATATTTAGGCGATCACGGCTTTAATAAAGTACCTGTGGTTGTAACAAACTATAGTATTCAGCTCAGTGATGATGTTGATTATGTACCAGTACTGGTAAACAAAACAGTAACACATGTACCAACAAAAACAAACATTGTTATTACACTAACACCTAATTACACCCCGCATAAGTTGCGTAGAAGATTTGATCTTAACGCAGTACGCTCGGGACAAGCATATAAGGATGGGTTCATCTAATGGCTGAGTATAGAATTCGCAGTGATAGCTTTGTTAAAAATACTGCACTACTAGATGGTTTGTTTTTAGACTATAATACTTTACCATCTATTCCGCAGTATGACGGCGACGAAGAATATATAATTGATACAGCATATAACGAAAGACCAGATCTGCTGGCACATGTGTTGTACGGCAATTCTCGTCTATGGTGGGTATTTGCTCTTAGAAATCCAGATGTAATCGAAGACCCAGTAAGAGATTTTAAAGCCGGGATGACTATTAAACTACCATCAAAGGAAACTGTTACTATTGTAGCCGAGAGTGTGTAATGACAGAACGTACAAGTCCGAGCGAGCGCCAACCTACAGCATCTCGAACACCCGAAATTCCAGATCCTTATCTAGGTACAGTTTGGGGTAACATTCTAGACCAATATGATAATCCTTCGTACAATCTAAGATTGTACATGAGAAGGGTTGGAGAAAATGCATCTGTTGCCGAAACAGACAACACCGGTACAGCTGATTCAGCGCGATCTGATACTCCGCAAACTATTGTTGTCACTGGTATACGAGACATCAAACAAGTCACTATCGCACAAACAGGTGTTACAGGAAACATCATAGATGACTTAGAAATTGAGTCAGCTGTGGACAAAGACGGCGGCTTTTTAACGCAAGGTGCAAAATTTAGAATTTTTCAACCCGGCGGAGCCAATCTATTAGATCAAATTGCAGCGGCAGATATCTACGCAGGCAATCAAGTATCAACCAGTCCAATAATGTATTTGGAGATTAGGTTCCAAGGATACAACAGCGATCCAGATGACAACGATGTCGGCGGTGACACTACTACAATATACGGTCCAATTACATTTAAGTGTAAATTAAAAAAGATCGCAGTTAGAGTTGACAATGCTGGTAGTTATTACGATTTTGAAGTTACACTAGAACATGTCCAGGCATTCACTGATACGTATTATAGATTACCATTTGCTCTCACAACAGTGGGTAAAACTATCACTGAGCATGTAAAACATTTAGAAAGTCAACTGAACAAGTACAATGCTGATAACAGTAGCCAATCATATGAAAATCCAGACGAGATTAAATTTGATTTAACAGGTTTAGTTGGAGACAGTACTGGCGCAACAGGGTTTGAAGGTGGCGCACCAACAAAGATCAAAGACGAAAATTTAAATACCAGTAACGACCTCAATGCTGAAGATGTTAACCGCGCATGGACCAATGAAACCAAAGAAACCGTTGAAGAGGAACAGTCTAGCTCAGAAGAAGTACCTAAGAATACAGGTAAAACAGACATCGTTGTAGTTGGTGATAAAATATCAGTACCTAAGGGTGTTTCAATTGAGCGATACTTTTTCATATTGTTGAGCATGAACAAAGAGTTCCTCAGTATGATCACTAGAAAAGCTAAAATTGAAGCCATCGATGACGATACAGTAAACAGAGCCAAAACTTTTATTTCATGGATGCGTATGAATTCCCAAGTACAAGAACTACGATGGGATAAAAAGAGAGGCGCATACACTCGCAGAATTACATATAAACCTACAATTTATAATACTGGGCGTACTGATATTGGTTTAACTATCGAAGAGACTAATCCAACAGCTAACGAAGCAGTTGCTACAACTAAGCTAAATGATTTATATGTTAACAAACAACTACAAAAAAGTTATTACTATTTGTTTACTGGTAAAAACGATCAGATTATAAATTTAGACATTGCTTATGATGGTGCGCAAGTTTTACTAGTGCCACCTAATGGCGGTGTTATTGCTGATGTTAGCTTGTCTTCTGCGGTTGCGTTAAATTCCACTATTGCACAAACCGCAGATGCTAGTGGTAAAGAGCTGTTTAATAAGGCCAAAGTTGCAGGTGCTAAGGCAAAGTTTGGCGACTTGCTTAATTCTATAAAAGATTCAACTAATTCAATTAAGGCTGTTGCTGATGCAATTAACAGGCCACAGGATACACTTGCAACAATACTCAAAGACACAACTGGCAAGGCCCAGAGAGAGTTGATTGCATCACTAGATTCTAGAACTATTACTAAGTTAGCATCCTCGGCTGTGATGTCAAATACTAGTTCTTCGGATACGGCGCCGCCGGCAGGAACAACACCGAGTGGTGCAGCATATACGCCTGAAAAGAGTGGTATCGCATATGCAGAAGATCTTGTTATGTCCAGCGATGCCATTGATGTTAAAGATCTGAATAAGTTTGATGTTGCTAATGCTGATTTTAGATATGAAGTATTAGGAACCACTACCGTGCCAAATATTGCCGAGTCGGCAACATATGTAACAACCAGTTCTGCTAATACACTGTTTGGTTATGTATATCAGCAACACACTAAAAATGCATTTTTACTTAATGTTAATTTAACGCTAAGGGGAGACCCGTGGTATTTAGGTAAAGGCCCAAATGAAAAAGAAATGGCAGCAACTAGTAGTCCAAATACCATAAGCTACACTTCCGGCGACAACTATTTTCTTTTACAAATTGCCACAGCACAATCTTATGATCCAGATGTAATCGACGAGGATAGTCCTCGCAATTCGGGCTTCATGAATTTTGATGGCATGAGTAAATCTTTCAGTGGTTTATATAGAATTAAAACTGTTAAAAATTATTTTAGAAATGGTGTTTATACCGTTGAAGTTTCTGCAAATAAAGAAATGGCTATACCACTACATAAAATTAGAAGATATCGCCTAGGCGAAAAGAAAACAGACTTTACCAAAGTAGCCGACTATGACAAAGCACTGGTTACAACAGGTGCGCCAATCCCAACCGATCCAGCACCCACTGATCCAGGCGGCCCGCTTGGAGATCCAAATCTACCAACGTTGGTTGGAACACCCCCACCCGCCGGCAAAGACAATATGCCTGCATTGTATAACTGGATTAGAGCACAAGGTGCTACACCAGATGAAAACGGCAACTTCCCTGACCCCGATGGATTCAACCCCAGAGATCACCAGTATCCAGGGCCGCACAGCGAAGGACGTGCATTTGACGTCAACTTTGGTACTAATGGCAGAGGGGTATATGAAGCAACCGATTCAAGGTACAGTGCCAAGATGGATGCTATTGCAGCCGCACTAAGACAACAAGGTTGGACAGTAATATGGAGAGAAAAAGATCACTTTGACCATTTACATGTACATCACAAGCCAGGACAATAACACATGTCAGACAATTCATTAATCAGCAGTACTAACCCAGAGACACGCAAAGACAATGCCAATGATCCTACCTTAGGTATCTACCTCGGCGAAGTAATTGATACCAAGGACCTAAGTCGTACCGGCAAAATTAAAGTGTTTGTGGCGGCATTAAACAAAGATAAGACCAACACAGGCGGTAGATATGATTGCATGTGGTCCAGTCCGTTTGCTGGCGGAACAGATCCGGCTGCTATTGGTGGTAAAATTGAAAGCTATGAGCAAACACAAAAAAGCTATGGCATGTGGATGGTACCGCCTGATATTGGCAACATGGTGCTGGTCTGCTTTGCTAATGGAAATCTAAAGTTTCCTTTTATCGTTGGCTGCTTGTTCCCTGACAGATTCAACTACATGGTTCCTGGCATGGCCAACGGTACAAGCTACAGCGATTCAAAACTGCTAGTACCTGTTGCTGAAAAGAACAAGCGAGATGGGCGCACCACCCACAACGATGCAATACGTCCAATGCATGTTGATTTGGCTCAGCATATTGTTAAACAAGGTTTGATTGGCGATCGTATACGCGGTGCCGGCTCAAGTAGTAGTCGCAGAGAAAGTCCTAGCGAAGTATTTGGCATACTAACACCGGGTCCACGCGATCCTGGCAATTTTAATAATAGACTAGCCGGACACCAGTTCGTCATGGACGATCGCATAGGCAGTCGCATGATTCGTTTGCGCACAGCTGGCGCACAACAAATACTGTTGCACGATGACCAAGACCTCATTTACATTATTAATAAAAGTGGTACTTGGGTAGAAATAAACGGTGATACTATCAATTTATATTCTAAAGGTAGTATCAACATGCGCACTCGCGCTTGTTTTAATTTACGTGCTGATCAAGACATTAACATTGAAGCAGGTCAAAACTTAAACTTAAAAGCCGCCGGCGACAACGTTACAGGCAGCGGCTACAAAGGTATTGTTAAAGGTAATACAGCCGCAGATCCTTTAGGTTCAGGCGGCAGTATTAATATTGAAGCAGCCAAAGACATAAATCAGTTTGCAATGACAACATTTAAAGCTACGTCATTGGGCAGTGACATTCACCTTAATGCTGCCGGTAAGTTTAATTTAACATCTACCGCTGGCATTTCAATGGATACCAAAGGCCCCTTTGTACAAAAATCATTAGGTCCCATGGGCATCGGTGCATCAAAGCTAGACATAAACGGCGGAGCATCTATTATTATGTTTGGTACCACAATAGATTTAAATGGACCACCGGCTATTATACCACCAGTGGTTCCTGCTGTAGCCGCTACTAGGATTGCTACTTCTACACAAAAAGATCAACCCATGGCAGATCCTGTGTTTAATGCAGACAATGCCAAAGATGGAAAACCATCAATTCCGTTAAACGGCAATCGTCCAACAGACCCAGCAGACAAATACGATGTAGACACTATTGTTCCGGCATTAGTAACCGCAGAGCCTTATCTTGCACGCCTTGGAAAAGCAGTTGATCCTAAATTAGATGATGCACTACGAACAGGATCCGACCCCGGAACAGCCGCCAGCACAGCACCCGGTGAAAGTAATACACCTGGCAAACCAGCTGACGTAGTAGATGCTAAAACACAAACAACCAAGGTTGGTGTTGATTATAAAACACCCGGAGGACAACCATCCCCGGGCAGTGCCGGGTCGTCGGGTTCAGCGGCTGCAAACAGCGCAACAAAGTCAGCTGAAGATTTCTTGCGAAGAGAAAATGCTAGACTAGAGCGTATAAACAACTCTATCCCCACATACGCTGAATTACAAAACGTATTAAACAATTACGCAGCCGCGGCCCAAAAGAAGTTAATAGAAGCCACAGGCATAAAGAATGTTATCAAGTCAATTGAAACAGCTATCCCGCCAATTAGATTTCCAATTTCTAATGCAGTTAAAGATCAAATTGTAGGTGTACAAAGACATCTCAAAGAATATGAAGGTCGTCTAAAACAACTTGCGATTGATGCTAAGGGCTTAACTGCTAACCTTAATGCAGACGTTTTTAAACAAATGCGTAGTACCATTGACAACGCATTTAAATTTGCAAAGAACGCTGAGGATTTGGCTAACAAGTTAAAAGAAGCTGGCGTAACAGTTTTACCAGACGGTACTGGTTTAATTTATGAAGATCAGTTTGGTAATAAGATAGTTGATTTTAACAATGGCTTAGGACCAACTGGTACATCATTGGCTCTTGCTGCCGACTTGAATACAGCATATGAGCGTGTCAAAGGAATGATTAAGGTTCCGCTAACAGACAATCAAGTATCTGCACTATCTAGTTTTGCACTGGCCATAGGCGCAGAAAACTTTGCTAACAGCAATGTGCTGGCAGCACTCAACGAAGGCAAGTACAGTGAAATACCACGCTTAATGAAAACATGGAACCTCGGTGCAGATATCAGTGGTGCAGGCACCGACGGCCCGCTAGTATACAGAGAAGATTTAGAAGCTCGTAGAATATATGAAGGTGAACTATTCCAAACACCTGACGAAGTTGACACTTCGCCACCACCGGGACTTGCTCCAGGTGATGTGGGCTTCTTACGATTAGCGCAACACTTAGCTAATGTGCGAGCAGAATATATTCGTCAGAAGATAAACGAATTTGGCTTCTCATAAAAATATAGGGCCTTTCGGCCCTATATTTTTTTAATACAGTATTTCTACACTATTCCATACTAGTTAGTTAATTACTTAGAAGCAGAAGTAATCATACGTTCCATTTCAAACAGCTCACTGGGTACACCGTTACTGTTATAACGGAAATTACCAACTAGGTTGATGCTGTCAAACAGAACGTGCTTCTTGGTAACGCTGTCATACAAGCCTACTGTAACATACTTCTTACGCTGTTCAAACAGCTTAAAAAAACGTTCAGTACGCTTCTCAGAGTTGAACCGATCCGCACTTTCGCAGACTTCCTCAAACTTACGCATCATCTTATTCATTAACTTTATATCTCATACTTAAGTTAAACAAAATGGTAACAATCGTTACCGGCTTATGTACGCAATTGCTTGCTTACATTCTTACTATAACTGAACTGGGTTGTTATGTCAACCAGTTTATTTTGAATTTTCTTTATGCTTGATCCAGCGATGCATTAGACCAACTTCTCGACCGTATGCTTCAACTTCCCACGGCGAATCAAAATACAAATCTTCACCGGATTTAGGTCGCCACACTTTGCCCATCCAAACACTTTCTAATTTATATCCACCACGTGCTGTGCCGTAGTCTTTGACTAGTTCATTTTTAGCATGTTGCTTAACGTGAACCATTTCGTGTGCAAGAGTTTGAATCAGGTCATCACCACGACCGTTGCGCAACTGAATAGTAAAATATCTACTGCGGCGAGTACCATCTTCATTAATTGCAGTACCCTGTACGTCTAGTTTTGAATCCAGCTCAATATCTAGCTCTAGGTTATTAACCATTCGGCGATCCATTAAGCAATGTGCAAAAAACTCAGATGCTTCACACAGTTCTGCAATCAATTTTTTATTTTTAGTACCAAAAACGGATATGTCCATAGTGTACCTATTTCTTTAGTTTATATTCTATTATAGCACGTTTTTTGGTGCTTGTCAACCGGCTGTTTTAGGGCATCATTAAAACGAGTTTTAACTTTTAAGATAAATAATGTTATGGTAACATTTAAAGGTTTCAGCACTGTTGACAAGGTTCGAGCCCCATATACACTGGAGGATATGGAACTTGTTAAGCGTGATTTGCTCAACACTTTTTATACTCGTAAGGGTGAAAGATTGATGAGACCAAACTATGGTAGTAACATTTGGGATTTACTAATGAATCCCGAAGATACACTAACCAGATCTGAAATTGAAGAAGATGTAAAAAGAATCATAGATGCTGATCCGCGTGTAAGACATTTAGAAACAGTTATGTTTTACGTAGATCAGGCTTTGAGAATAGAAGTAACTATCCAGTATGTAGAAACTGGCGACCAAGATGCTCTATATCTCGAGTATGTTAGACAGGCACTTTCTGCCACAGATGCTATAGGATAATAGACAATGTCATTGGTAAACAGACAAAACAACTTATTTGCTAGTGAAGACTGGAGAGTAGCATACAAGGCCTACAGTCAGATCAACTTTCGTGCCTATGACTATGACAGCATTAGAACTAGCCTGGTTGAGTACGTAAAAGCTAACTTCCCTGAAAATTTCAATGACTACATTGAAAGCAGCGAATTTATTGCTATTATTGAATTACTATCATACCTAAGTCAGAGTCTTGCTTTCCGCATGGACTTAAACAGCCGCGAAAACTTTTTAGAAACTGCTGAACGTCGTGACAGCGTATTCAAGCTAGCACGTATGCTAGGTTATAACCCAAAGCGTAACGTTACTGCCAGCGGATTAATGAAGCTAACCAGTGTTAGAACAACACAACCGCTCAACGACAGTTTAGGTAACCCACTAAACAACAGAACTGTGTATTGGGACGATGCCAATAACCCACAAAGCTACGAGCAGTTTATTACAATATTAAACGCTGCCATGACAAGCTCAAACAGATTTTCATCTCCGTCAAAGAGAGGAACTATCGCAGGGATTCCAGCAGAGTTATATCAGCTAAACACACCAATTGGGTCACCGTTAGCATATAACTTTACACTAAACATTAATGGTGCAGCAAAACCATTTAATATTGTAAATCCAGATTTGATTGACAATGGATACTTCTACGAAAGACACCCAGATCCTACTAACTTGTTTAATCTAATCTATCGCAATGACGGTAAAGGTCTAAGCAGTAGTAACACTGGCTTCTTTGTTATGTTTAAACAAGGTAACTTAGACTTCCGTGATTTTAATTATACAACACCTGTGGAAAACAGAACAGAAGATGTGTTAATTCCTAACATCAACGAGACTGATGTATACTTGCAGGAAATCAGCACAGCCGGACTGGTGCTTAATAAATGGGAAAAAATTCCAAACACAATTGGGCAAACTTTAAATTATAACAGCATTAGCTTAGGTACTAAAAATTTATATGCTGTTGAGAATATCAACAACGGCGGTATAAGAATCAAATATCCAGATGGTAACTTTGGAAATATTCCATATGGTATTTTCCGTATGTGGTTCAGAACCAGCGACCCGGTTCGTTATGCTATTCAGCCAGAAGATGCTCGCGGTGTAAGCATTTCCATTCCATATGAAGATATCCGCGGTAGAGAACAAACACTAACGCTAACATTCAGACTTGAGCGCAGAGTTAATAACAGCTTGCCACCAGAGTCCCTTGAAGCAATCAAAGAGCGTGCGCCTCAGGTGTACTATTCACAGAATAGAATGATTAGTGCGCAGGATTACAATGTATTCCCTCTTAGCCAAAGCAACAATATTACTAAGATCAAAGCATTAAACAGAACTCATGCTGGCCACAGTCGTTATATTGATATTAACGATCCTACTGGCGCATATAATAATGTTGATACTTTTGCTAAGGATGCTATCTTATATGTTGAAGATAGAAATTCTACTAAGAGTATTATTGTAAACGACAACAACACTGCATCTGAAATTGTTGCAGGTATTATTCCTGAGTATCTCAGAGAACAAAGACTAAACAACTTTGTTTACTATGGCTTGAGAAATTTATGGACCGATTACTCAGTAGAAAAATTTAAAACTACATCTTTAAATATTCGTTGGAAACCATTACCATTATCTGGTAAAAGTAAAACAGGTTACATGACTGAAACATTTAGTACATCAGGTGAAACTGTTGTTATGGTTAACAACGATCCTCGCACATCGATGTTTAAAGTTAATAATTTTGTTAAGTTTGTAAATTCAAGTAACCTCGATGATTATAAATGGGTCAGAATTGTTAATGTAGATTATGATGGTAGATTAACCAGCGGATTATCAACAAGTGTTGGTCCATGGGTACTAAGTGATGAAGTAAATGACAATTGGTTCGCCGATGAGATTATCGCATCGATGCGAAAATTATTCACAGCTACTGAATCCGAACAAATTAGATCTGCGATTAGAAATAAAACTACATTTGGTTTAGGATACAACATATCCGCAGATCGTTGGTATGTAATTGCCAGCAAAGATTTGAACAAGACAGCTGATTATAATGTAGCATCGGCAGAAAATACCAGCGGCGCTGGCAAAGACAGTAGCTGGTTACTATTGTTTGAATATAGCCCTATCAATAGTTCAAGCTACAGATATAATGTAACTATCCGTGGACAAGATTATGTTGTTCAAAGTGTTAGCGAGCTAAAGTTCTACAATATTAAAAATGTTAAAGTTGTTGACAGTAACAACAAGTCATCAGGTGATTTAATTACATTTAACACTTTGAATACAAAACCAGGAAGCGCAGAAACTATCGAGTGGTTCCGTAGAAATAATATCACGTATTGGAGAAACAGAGAAACTGGTTCGTTGCATACACCAGTAAACTTTGCAACTAATATTCCTCTACGTACTCGTGCTACTAAATGGAATGATGTTGAAGTAAATTGGAAAAGTAATTTTGGCTTGTTCAATCCAGATGCTGGCACAGGTTCATTGTCTGACATTGTTAGTACTAATACTGGCAACCGTTATGTTGGCGAAGCTACTGTACGTTTAAATTCTTATTTTGACGATGGTACACAGAGTAGCATCACATCTAACGTAACTATTGCTAACAACAGCGGTCAGCTTTCTAGAATACCAAGCAGCATTGTTATTCCGTTTAATAATACTACATTTGGCACTAACATCCTAGACGCTAACGGCAATATCACATATAGATTATTCAACGACAGTGGCACTGGACTTGAAGTGTATCACGGTAATACTACTGTGTACTCATATGGTGAAACTGGAACAACATTATCAAATACTACCGGACGACTACGTTTGGCTAATTTTAATCTTGCGGCAGAAACAGGTAACTTGATTTATAGCGATTTACAGGATAACATCTATCACTTATCAGCTGACAATACAGGTATCGTGTTTAAAGACCAAATTGTTTTAAACTACTTAAACAATAAAGAAAACTTAGAAAAAGATATTGTCTGGCAAGTAAATGATGTTTACAAATATGCCGATGGTTATACAGATCCGCGCAAAGTAATAGTATCACCCATGGATACTGACAGTGATTTAGTACCGGATAGACCGTTACAATTTGCTGAGTATGTAGATGCTGATGATATTCAACTATTTGAATACTATACAGACTTTGACGGATACAGTTACGATCGTCCCGTCAATGGTATTATCTTAGACTACAGATACGAAAACTCATTGTCAGTTAATTTTACCAATGATACTATTAGTCCTGGTAGCTATGTAAGCAATACAAAGTTAAGTACTGTTGATTGGCTATTGGTCAAAAACCTAAGTATTGTTGAGCAGTTCTTAGAAAATAATTTAGGCGGCGCAATAGGTATTAAAATTTATGCCGTTGCCGAAGACACCTGTTATTTGATGACGCCAGAAAGCGCAACTATAAATACTAGCATAAACACAGTTCGAGCTATAGAAACCAATGATTTCTTTGTTAAACACGGCCGCGGCCCAACACAAAACTCTGCAAGCCTAACACAAGAACAAAGCATTATTCGTTGGCAACACGTAGCACCGAGCGATGTAAGAATTGACCCAAGTATCAGTAACGTGGTAGAAATGATTGTATTAACAACAAGTTACTATAACGAAATCGTTGCATACCAGGCACAACCTTTAGGCAGAGGAATACCCAGAGAACCTACATCTGCTGAACTCAGCGTTGAATTTGAAAATCTCAATGAGTATAAGAGTGCCAGCGATAGCCTAGTATTCCGCAGCGCAAAATTCAAACCATTGTTTGGCACAATGGCAGATGCTGAGTACCAAGCAAGATTCCGCGTAGTTAAACTATCAAATCAGCTCAGCGATAACGAATTAAAAACAAGAATCATTTCTGCCTTTAACAGTTATTTTGATGTAAACAATTGGGAATTCGGTGAAACATTTTACTTCACAGAACTAAGCAGTTATGTACACCAACAGTTAGGCAGCGCAATTGGTAGTATTGTTATTCTACCTAAAAATACCAGCGGCAAGTTTGGCGATCTGTTCCAAGTAAAGGCAGAACCAAACGAGCTATTTTTAAACACAGCTACAGTTAACGATATTGAAATCGTAGAAAAAATTAGTTCTCAAACATTACGTACTGATCGCTAAGGATTATAAGAATGTCAGATAAGATTTACAAAAAGTTACCCGGGGTTTTACAAACTACAGCAATCAAAAACTTCTTTGAAAGCACAGTAGAGCAGTTATTTAGTAAAGCCAACGTTGAACAAATTCAAGGGTTTATTGGAAACAAAACCAGTGACGACGTTAATGTTAAGGGTAGCTATGTAGCCCAGCCTACTGTTACACGACGTTTTTATAATGTAACACCTACGGTTAATAATATTGACCCTGTTACAGGTAACAGCGAAAACTTAGTGTTCTACGACGAATTCATCGAGTCATTATCTACTTATGGCGTTAACATCAACAATCACAATAGAATCTTTGGAGAAAAATACAATGTATTCATGCCTCCAATTGATGTTGACAAGTTAATTAACTACCACGAATATTATTGGTATCCAGCTGGCCCAACCCCAGTAGAAGTCAGAGGTACACTAACTGATCCGATTGATATCAATCGTGATATTGTTGGTAAAACAGAATACACTCCGCCCGTTGGTAAAAAATTCCGCAACGGCATGGTTATTAAATTTGCTGGCGAATATGTAATTCCTGCATCGCAAATTAACATCGAGTATATTGTTGAGGGTGTTGGCGAGAAGATTTATTTTGTACCACTAGTGGATAATTTTAGCACACGCTTCTCTACTCCAGTTGACGACGTATACGATGCAACTATTATTTCATTAGACGATCCAGACCTACGTCACAGTGCTGGTAATATCTCTAGCGTTACCGTTTTAAATGGTGGTACAGGATACAGTAACACTGATGTTGTTGTGTTCAGCGGCACAGCTACTACTGCCGCAACAGGTAATATTGTTGTTGACGGTAACGGAACAGTTACTTCGGTAATTATTAATACATCTGGCGAACACTATAGCGATCAAGTTAGAATCTCTATTGAAAGCGCAACTGGTACAGACTTCGTCGGTGCAGTAATCCTTGATGAGATGCATACAATTACATCTAGTAACGTTGACATCTTATCAAGCCAGGCAAAAACCGGCATCGACCCAAATACTGGCAAGTATTATCTACTAGGTGGTGCATACAGCTTTGACAAAGATACATCTGATCCACTTGATGGTGAAGGTGATCTTCAATGGGGCGGCGGATTAAGCCAAAGCACACCGGACTATATTTTGCAAGCTCGTGGCGCTGCAAATAAAAACGTTTGGAGTCGTGTAAACTTCTGGTATCACAAGAACAACTTTGTTGATGCAGGTATGGCAGTGCCCAGTGAAGCATACCGTGCGCAAAGACCGATTATTGAATTTGACCATAGACTTGAATTATACAACCACGGCGCACGCGGCGTAGGTGCTGTTAATATTGCTTGTACTACATTAGCATTTGCAGAACTTGATGGTGGCAGAACTGGTACATTAGTCGATGATGTACCAGTTGAACGAGCTACAATTATTTTCCCTAATGAAGATATTAGCATTTCTAAATACATATATCAAGCGTATACAAATACAGCAACTAATAATATCGAACTAGTGCGAGTAGGAGATCCTACACTAAATCCAGCTGGCGCAGTTGATGGTGATGTTAACTTTATTCCGTGGACGTTAGAAGAAGGCGATGTTGTACAGATTAAAAACGGTTCGTTCAACATTGGTAAAGAATATAGATTTACCAATGACGGATTTGTACTCTGCCAAGAAAAGATAAGCGTTAACCAAGATCCGCTATTCAACTTATACGACGACCAGGGCGTATATCTAGCCGATCCAGGAAAATACCCAGATTCAGATTTCAAGGGAAATAGAATCTTTGGTTATATGCGTGAAACAGTTAGCGTTGGATCAGACACACAGCTTACTCGTAGCAGTATTGAAGATACTGTGCTTGGCTTTAATTTATATTACAGACCTTTCAAGGCCAGCAGTGAAATTGCATTTGCTAACGATATTACTTCGTTAACATATGGGTATACACCACTAGGTACAAATAGTTCTATTGTTATCTTAGGTAAGCATTTTTACAAACTATTAAAAGATGTAGAAGAATTTCATAGCGACTGGAAAACCGTTGACACAGCTTCTAAGCAAAGAATCTATACATCTTATACACTAGATCAATTCGATATTGACGAAGAATCAAAGACTTTCTTTATCGGTTGTATACCAAACTTATATCCAGCTAAGGATAGTGGATACGACATTGATGTTAAAGTGAACGGGATCAAACGTATAGATTTTACTTACGGCGCAAGCAGAGACGGATTTATTGACTTTGATGCATTTAATTTTTCTGTTGGCGATTACATAGAAATATCTGCACACAGTGATTCAGGACTAATTTCTTACGACAGTATCAGCAAGTACGAGATTCCGCTGTCATGGAGAAACCCTTACAATAACAGCATTGCTGTCTTGTCAGAACCAGAATTTCTCCCACACTTTAAAAAGTTTATAGAATCACAAGATGGATTTGTTGGGGATAGCTTATCAACAAATAACTTTGCTAGTACCCCTAAAAATCATGCAGTTGCTACAGACATTGTTTATTCTAATCATTCAGCGTTGCTGGCAGCATTCTTGCTCGATAGCCAACCGCACAATCTTGTTGACGCCATTCGTTTCAACGCAGGCGAATATCAAAAATATAAGAATAGATTAAAGAGTGAGATCAACAATTACTACAATGTCTATGATATCAGTAACTTCTCCAATGAGTACGTACTTGAACAAGTACTAAGAAACGTTACATCATTTAAAGTAGGCAAAGATGTTTTCAACAGAACCTATGTTGTTCCATTTGGTGACAACTATGTTGAAGAAACGTTTGTTGTTAACGATCGAACAGTAAGCGAGTTTGTTTCTACTACTTTTGCCGACTTAGATAAAATTGAAAATAGTTTGCTGGTTTATCTACAATCAGGCACTTCAACAACATTGTTAAATGTTGACTCTGATTATACTATTACTAGCTTCAATCCAATTACGGTTGAAATTAACAGAACTAATGTAACATTAGATTTAGGCAACACAGTAGCACTAAAAATCTATGACAGTGAGCGAGATAGCGCACAATGTCCTCCTACACCAAGTGTACTAGGCTTGTTCCAGCTGTATCAGCCAACAATTGAAACAGACTACAGCTTTAAAACTCCGATTGAAGTACTGGTTGGTCACGATGGCTCAAGAACACCTACACTAGGTGATCGCCGTGACGAGTTACTGCTTGAATTTGAAAAACGCATTTATAATGCATCTAAATCTCAGTTCAGACTTGCTAATAGTTTACCTGAACTTAACAGAACAAGTGTAAAGCCTGGCGCTTTCCGTAGCACTGGATTTGAATACAAAGAATGGTATGATCTAATGAGATACCACTTTGCTACTTGGGTTACTGCTAATAAAGTAGATCCTGTAGCAAATGAATTTTTTGATGCTGAAGATCCATGGACTTGGAACTACAGAGGTAATGCAGATATCGGCGGATACTGGAAGGGCTGGTACGACTATTATTACGATACATTCCGTCCAAACACAAACCCATGGGAGATGCTAGGATTTACTGAGCAGCCTGTGTGGTGGACTGATCAGTACGGCACAGATTATAGTAGCAATAACACTGCTATGTGGGACGACTTAGAAGAAGGTATTATTCGTCAAGGTCGTAGAGAAAACTACACTGATGGCAGTTATCTAGTAAACAACCCATTCAGAAGAATTGGTCTACATCAAGTAGTCCCAGTTGATGCTGAAGGTAACTTAGTATCACCGTATGAGCTGATTTCAACAGGTTCAACAACCAACACTGTTACCTGGAGAAACGCTGATGCTAATACAAGTTTAGGTTATGCTACAACTAGCTTTTTAAATGTTGATGGTGTCAATGTAAGTTTTGATTCAAGCAACATTTATGTTGAAGGCCGCGCAATACCTAACCATGCCTTAGACTTGCACCCAAACTTTGTTGGTCACAGCGAGATTGAAGAACAAGACGTAAGCTATGTGATTCCGCGACTAGTAAACGAAACCGCAACAGCTATGCCTGATTATGCAGTAGCCGTAATGGTTAATGGTATTGCATACTATACACCTAAGTCAACTAAGAGCTGGAACGATGAAGGCAGTTGGCATTACAACAATGGTAACGTAACCGATTTTAATGAGTTTACAACATATAGTCATAGTACTGTTAACGGTCTGTTCCACTATCACAATATTAGTCCGCAGATTCTAGGATTAACAGAATGGGATAGCACAGAACATTCTCCAATTATTGGCTGGGCGTTTGACGGATTGCCTATCTATGGTCCGTACGGCTATAAAGATCCTATGGATACATCCAGCGAAATTGTTAATATTAAGAGCAGATTTAAATTGCGTTCAGGTTCTCGCCAGTCAGGTCCCGGCGGCGCACACACTGGTATGTTTGTTGAAGATTATGATCTCGATGGGGCAATTAACGATGACGCATTAGGCTATACAACACAATATAATACTCGATACGGATATACACCTGATAGCCCAACTACACCTATCACTTATTATGTAGCAACAATGGACGATGACGGTAAGCCAATGTTCCCATATGCGGTTGGCGGCGGCGTACAAAGTCATTCTACCAGTACAGTGGTATGGGGTAACAAATATCGTGCAGTTCCAGCAGACTTAACAAATAACACAATTAACTCTGCTGTCGTACCCGAATCAGGTTTAACAAAAGCAGTAGACAGCGATAGAATCGTTGAAAAGACTTATACTGATGCTATCGGTGCTGACTGGAAGTTTGGTGACGGTGCACCAGTTGAAATCAGCTGGAGATATTCTGAGGATTATCCATTTGCGGTTGCTGAAGCACTGCTACTAGGTAAGCCAGCACAGTTTGCAACTATGTTTGCTGATCCTACTCAGATTGAAAAAACTCTTGCAAATAAAGATTTAATTGTTGAAAAAGAAACTCGAAGTGTTTGGCAGTGGAGCAGACCCGATCACTTTAGAATTCACGGCGAGTCAAACGTAGTTGATGGTAGTTTTGTAACTAACATTGGTTATACACAGTTCATTAACAGTTGGTTAAATTTCCAAGGTCTAACAATAGATAATAGTTTTGCATATAAGCTACGTTCACTGAATGTTAAGTTAGGTCACCGTTTAGCAGGTTTCGTTGACAAGGATACAATGGTCTTGCGAACAGACCAATATAGCTCATCCGGTAACGCAACCAGCTTAATTGTTCCACCAGAAAACGTTAACGTTTTAGTACATAGCTCACCTTACAAAACAAGAAATTTCTACAGCGGCGTAATCATTGAAAAGCTAGAAGACGGTTATAAGGTCCGCGGCTTTGATAGAAACTTTGGTTACTTCTTAACTTTAGCAAGTAGAGTAGCAGGACCACGCGAACGAGTTAGTGTTGGCGGTGAACCAGCAAACTTTGTTGATTGGACACCTAATATTTCTTATAGACAACTATCCATAGTTCGCTATCAGAATAGTTATTATCGTGCAACATCAGACGTTGCAGGTACAGCAACATTTGATAAATCACAGTGGACTCGCTTATCAGCATTGCCACAAGTGGGTGCAGCCACAGGCGTACTTTATCAAGAGACTACCGGAGAAGTAGTACGTGTTGATTACGAAACAAAGTTTACCACAACCGACGAAGTATTTGACTTCTTGATCAGCTTAGGTAGATATCAAAAGTCTACAGGTTATAACTTTGGTGAGTATGACAGCAGCATCAATGCAACACGAGATTGGGCATATGCTGCAAAACAATTCTTGTTCTGGGTAACTGGTAACTGGGAAATTGGCAACACCTTAGAACTAAGCCCAATGGCTACAAACGTAGTGTTTGAAGTAGAGCAAGGCTTTATATCAAAACTTAATCGTGTTGACCGCGATCAGTTTGTGCTAATGGATGCCGAAGGTGCAGTAATTTCTCCTAGCGAGTGTGAAATCGTACGCGAAGACAACCGTATAGAGATTGCACCACCTCCTGGTCGACAGATTTACAGTGCGCTTATCTATACACAAGAAATTGAACATGCGATGGTAATTGATAATACCACAGTGTTCAATGATGTAATCTTTGATCCACTGTTAAATCAAAAGCATTCTCGCTTTAAACTTAAAGCAAAAAGAACAGCTAACTGGGACGGTCGTTATATCACAGAAGGTTTTGTTATCTCAGGCGATGAACTGAAACCTAACTTAGACAACCTTGCTGGTACTATGAGCAGATATAACGAGCTGGGGTTCGTTCCTGTTGATAAGCAAATTTATCAAGTAGCTCGCGCACAGTTTGGCCACCAAGAAAAAGATTATCTCAGAGAGCTGGATATTACCGATGACCAGCAAGTAGACTTTTACTTGGGTATGCTACAAAGCAAAGGTACAACAACCAGCCTGGGCCGAATTGCTCGCAGTAACGCAATTGTACAAGGTAATGTAACAGTTTACGACGAGTGGGCATTGCGTGTAGGTGACTTTGGTGATACAGAAAATGATCAAAGTGTTGAGCTCAAACTAGAAAAGAGCGAGTTCGTTAACGATCCGCAGTTAATTACACTGGCCTTCCCTGAAGATACTACAAACATTGTAGAAAAGATTGAAATACTTGATCGCAAGTACAAGTACTACAGTGTTCCGCAAATTGTTATTACACCTCCAACACAAACTGGTGGCATTCAAGCAACTGCTGAAGCTACGCTAAACAGTGCTGGGCAACTTGACAAAATTACAGTAACCAACCCAGGAACAGGTTACGGCACAAACCCAGATCAACCAATCGTTGGTCTAAAAGTTATTGCAGGTTATGTGCGTGCTGACACAGAATCAACAAACTTTAACGCTGTTACAGCATTAAGCAGTAATAGTTGGATTGATACGTCAGGTCTAACCTCAATTGAAATTACCGATCATTTTGGTAACGCTAACGTAGTTGTCGACCTAAGTTCAGTTACTTCAGCTGACGAACTAGTAAGTACTATTAACAGTGAAGCTGATTTGGGAGGCAATATTGTTGCGTCTGTTTATAGAACAGATACTGACATTAGTGGAAACTTGGACATTGACATTGGCTACACGCTAGCTCTAACAGGCAATGACTTTAGCATTGTTGGTGCTGATGCAGGTCTATACTTAACAACTGGAAGATATCAACCACGTCAGCGTTATGCCATTGACGTAGCAAGAAAACTTGTAGGCGAAAATACAGGAACAGAAGTATTGGTATCAGTTGACGGAAATACTGCTACCCTAGGCACAGACTGGGAATATGATGATGGTGATCAGTGGTCTATCACTACTGTTTCAAACGTTGACGAAGCTAGTTCAACTACAATTAATTTAAACGTTGGTACTGAAAACGAAAGTACAGTTTTAGATTCTAACAATATTGTTTTGGTAAATGGACAGTATCCGTTTGTCGAAGTGTTTGTTAACGGCGTTAAAATTGAGAATCAGCCAAGTAAAGTTTTATTTACATTAACTAGCTCGGCAATTACTTTCCCTAACATTTCGTTGCTACCAAAATCTGTTCTTTCTCCGGTGTTTGATTATACACAGACACCACCTAGAACAAAGTATATTTTGCCAGCACAGTCTGTTATTAAAATTGTTGAAAAAGCAACTATTGACTTTACAGATGCATATCAAGGCGATGTTCCAGGTTCACAGCTTGAAATTATAGTTCAAACTAGTGATTCAATTGCAGTAAAATTAGGCACAAAGCGTATCTATGAAATCACACCCGATGCTAAAGACGATGATATTGTACTAATTGACATTGACGACACTGAACGTTTCTTGAAGAAACCTCTAGGTGTGCGCGAACACAATCTATGGCCAACTACATCTGAGGTTGACTACTCGGGTATCATTGATACTAAGTATCCAAATGTTCCTAACGCTGGCTATGTAAACCCAGCAAACGTAAACTTTATGTCCTACGACGTTGCAAGTTTACCTGACTTATTTGAAGATAACATCATTATCAAACCATCTGGTAACAGCTACATTCACGTTGCTGTTTCCGAAGATAACGACTGGAACGTTTATAAACTACAACCAGCCGGCGGCTTAACATATCTTGCAGATTATGCAGGCGAAGCCAAACTGTATACAACAGAAAGTTTGTTTAATTACATTGATTCAAACCAGATTGGCGAAAACGATACATCGAGATATCTAGACTTCTTCCTAACATTGAAGAACGCTAATGTCAGTGATAACGTTGTAGTATGGACTAACGAAACAATTATTAAACAAAACGAATTAAACATTCTAGATGTAGAAGCACCTAGAATGATTGAGGCTCGTATTAAGAGCATTGGTCCACACCCAACAGCACGTATTGCACTTACAGATATTAAGCCTGTATCAACATACTCATACAAGAATGCAAGTATGAGTGCTTCCGATGCAAACAATATTGTTACAATCAGCGATGTATCTATTCCAACACTTGCCGAAGGTGATGCAGTATCTTTCAATGATGCTGTGGGTAACACTTATACATATAGTGCAAATCTAACATTTAATGGTGTTGGTAACATCACAGTTGACTCATCTAATGCTTCTTTTGTAACCGCTAGCGGTCACGTTACACTTACATTTGACGGCGATGCTACAGCTAACAACAAGCAATACTACGTAGAAAGTGTTAACGTTGTTGGTAATAGCTTTGTTGTTCGCAGCGATTACTTTGCCGATGCTAACGTAGTAGCAGCCTTAAGCAATGTTGAATATAGCGTTACAGCGTTTGAAGATTTTGGCGATTCTAATACTTACTTTACTGTATCTAATGTAACTCCTATATCTTTTACTATTGAACGTCCAAGCACAACTGCAAGAACAGTTGATGTCTATCACATGACATTGTCTAAACTGTTCACTGCTAATGCGCACGGCCTACAAAGCGGTGACATTGTACGTGTTGCATCAAATGCATTCAGCGGTGCGTATGCTGTAAGATCAGTACCAACATCAAACACACTGATTATTGCAGCACCATTTATTGAAGTTAATGACTTTAGTGGTAACATTATTACTCGCGGCATTCAAATTACTACAATTGCAAATCACGGTATTCAGCCAATTTACGCTAGAAAGAAAAAGCGTATTGCAGTACACTTTGCTGACCCAAGACAGTACAACCAAACATACTTCATTGATAGTATCACACCTAATACAATTAATATCTTAGGTCGTTATCCAATTGATGATCAAACTTATTATTACTACGACGAAACTATTGGTTATGCTAATGCTGATTCTAATGTAGTAACAGTTGATTCTACTATGAATCTAAATGACGTTACAGTAATGTATTTGTCAAACTCATTCATGGTAGCTAAAAACATGTACACTGTTGAAGCCAACGGTGACGTTGTATTCAACAATACTATCCTAAACGAAGATGCTAATGTTTCAACTGGCTTTATTATTGCCCGCGAACCAGAAAATATTTTCAATGGTCGTTATCCACTGCTAACAACAATTGATCATAACAAGGTTAAGCTAAACAACTCGGAAATTCAAATTGACAGCTTTAACAACTTAGGTGGTTTAGCTACATCAATTAACAGAGCTATTAACCTACGTAGATCTGCAATTGTAGCAGATGGCGATCAGCGTGTGTTCAAGATGGGCTTTAACTTCCTCAAAGATCCACAAACACCAGTAGCAGTAAATGAAACTAGCAGTGTTAAGATTCCTGCAGGTGCTATTAACAACTACGGTCCATATGTTAAAGACCAACAAGTTATTAATAATGTAATCGGCGACGATGTAAAGATTGTAGGCAAGATTCCTCTATCTACTAACATTGAAAAGATTGTTGATAAAGGCTTCAACAAAGGCCCAATTCCTAAAGGTCCCACATACGGCTTCACCTACGAACGTGACGGACAGTTGTATGTTTGGAATCCTCTAATTGAAGATTACACAAAGTATAATGTATATGCAACAGAAGATGACGACACCCTAGATACAGATGGTGTAACATCCACAGATGGTAATAGCAGCGATGGTACTGATTCAGATACTGGTGTAAACCCAGATGGCGAGGACACTGGAACAGAAGTAACAATACCATCATTGCCACAAGGACATGATCCAAATAAGCCTAAGCTACGAATCATTCCTGGTTCAGCTGAAGCAGACCCAGCAGTAACAACTACTATGGGTGTTAAGTGGCGCGGCTACATAATGAAGAACCCAGATGGTACTGACTATACTAGAACATTTACAGGTGTTCCTGGCGCAGGTACACATACTGGTCCACGTTGGAGATTAAAGACCAGCGCAGAGTTTATCTACGAAGTATACGAATTAGTACAGAACTCAGCTGGTAAAGTTTATTATATTCTAGTAGATAGAGTATATCCACCGGCAGTAGCACATAATTTCTTTGGTACAGTTAATGCATACAATGACTTTGACGGGTTACCATTAGAAAATCTATATTACAATGCTGGCATTACACCGTACGATCCAACAAAAATTGATATTGTATCAGCTAATCCAAACTCATATACTATTACTATTCCGCCAGTTGAGCCTGCCTGGTATGTTGGTAAGCAGTTAATTCCAGAACCATTTGCTAGAGTAACTGGTAACGGTAGTGATGCTGAAATTAACTTTGCAAACTTACCACAACCATTAATGATGGGTGCGTTGAGTACACTAAACGACGCAGAAACTCGCATACAAGTTAATGGCAACGGTATGAATACATTCTTGATGTGGACTCCAGGTCTAACACCAGGACAGTGGACGCCAGATACAAGAGGACCAGGATCGCTGATTGGTGCAAATGACGCTCCTACATATTGGGGCTTTGGCCGCGGCTACTATATTGAGAATGACGGTCACAGACCAAACTCAAGTCGTAGCCCTGTAACCACTGCTGGCGCATATCCAGGTAGAAGTGTAAACGGCTGGACAACAAGACAGCAACGTTTCAAATACAGTGCGGATTTCAAATTAGCCCCTGTTATTAATACAGCAGATCCAACTTACTCATACAGCGTTGTTCCACCTGCTGATTATAGCAATCCAGCAGTAACAGGATTACGTCCTGAAGAAATCTTCGTTGCATGCTTCTGGACTGAGCCACATACATATGTAAATCAGTTAGTTGGATACGATTATAGAAATGTTGACAGCAACGGTAACCCAACACCGATTTACAGAGACTATGAAGGTACAGTAACACGAGTTAAGTATATTCGCTTAACTGAGTTGCCATTTGACGCAGTACTACGTCGCCCAATTCCAGACACTGGCTGGGGCGGAAAAGGTTGGAAGAATGGTGTAACTGATGCAACACTACTGCCAACAGACCCAGGCTTCAATCCTCAATACGGTGACGCAAATAATCCGTGGAATGCATTTGATCCAACAACTCCAGCAGTCGGTGGCTCAACTGGTGATGACGATGAGAATGAAGCCACAGGCGGCACTTCAACAACAGTACCAACTGGCTCAGGAACACCCCCAGGACTAGGCACTGGATTTGGTAGAGGCTTTGATCCGCAGAACATTCCTTCTGTAGATGATGTACCAGCTGTAGGCGGCGCAGGCGACAACACACCACCTGCTCCAATTATTCACGGTGGTGCTCTAGCAGGTCTACCAACACAGTGTGACATCGATCAGTCAAACATTCCAATTCCAGAAGTAAATGTTGACGCATCAAATATTCCTTGCTTCTTACGAGATTCTGAAGAAGTACTAGGACTAGAAACAGAAAAAGATAAAGCCGCTAAATCAACCAAAGAATCCCAGATAAATGAGACATTTGTCTACAGGATTGTTGGTAACAATCCGTTCATGGTATTCTTTGATTTTAGCTCTGCGGGTACGCTAGCAAATGGTCTAACCATTGAGCAAGCCGAAGATGAAGCATTTACAAAGGGTGTGCAAGTTGTTATTGATACTAGCTCAACGGGCAGTAATAAAAACGTTGATGACGGTGAGCAAATTGGTGTCTATGGCATTGATATTGTTCCTGGATTTGGGCGCTCATTTGTACCAGCAGTAAACGAAGCATGGTATATTGATACAGAACAAGTATACGCTAATCCTGCGACATTTAATGCAGACCTTGCACCTTTAGCTAAAGGTCCAGCTGGTAATTCAGTTGGCGTAGCAGGTTACGGATTTATTTCTCGTAGAATTGACTGCCGCAAGGGCGAGTACGTGCGAGTAACTGTACACAAGGGTGTTGGTAACACAGTTGGTACATACCGACTAGCTATTAACTTTACAAAACGCTACGAGCGTGTGGTTGAACCACCTCCACCACCAGGATGCGAAAATGCAACTCGTGGTTCACGTAGTTTCAAAGACGGCGCTATCATTGACAAGTATGTGTTCAGCGATGCTAAAACTAAGAACAACAAGTTCTTAGGCTTGAGCTTTGGCGGATTGTTTGGTAAAAAATCACCTGGTAAAGATGACGGTTACTTTGGTAACGGTTCTAAAGGTCCAATTCGTAATCAAGGCGACAACATTTATTATCCATATATGGCCCACCCAACATACAAGAACCAAAAAGGCTATAGCGGTAAGACAGCAGATCCAAACAGTGCTAATGCCAACGGTGGTATGGAAGTAAGTACACAAGCAACTACTGTCGATATTGGTTCAATGCAGGAATTCTGCACTTATGAATTTAAGGGTTATTACAAAGCATCTGCTACAGGTACTCATACATTTAAAACAACATCAGACGATGCGTCATGGGTATGGGTGTCCGACATAGACGATACATTGCCGTTGTTAGAAAAATACAAGCAAGATGGTCATAGACCTGATGACAAGAGAAACTACAACTGGACTAACGCAGTTGTAGCCAACGGCGGCTTACACCCACCTGCATCAACACAAGGCACAGTTTCGCTTGAAGCAGGCAAGTACTACTTCATGCGTGGTATCTTTGGTAATAACAAGAAGGGTGGTACATTTAAACTTGAAGTACAGCCACCAGGTGCAAGTGCATTCGTACCAGTAGAATTTACTGGTAGATTGTGTCCAGGCGATCCAGGCTATGTTGATCCAAATGCTAGCACAGGAAGTACAGGTACTACAACCACAGGTACCACAACCACAGGTGGTACAACTACAGGTGGTACAGATACCGGTAGTACTACAACACCTGGCGGAGGCGGAGGCGGAGGCGGCGACAGAGTAGTAACTGTGCCAATGTCATTTGATAGCCCGCTCTACAACCCAATTTCAACAGGTGGATTTACAACTAGCTACGGCTTCACTGGCACTGGTGCAACCGGCATTACCAACGATGCTATACTTACATCAAGCACATCATTGGTTACACCCGGCATGCTGGATACGTCTGCAACACTAGCAGGTATTCAAACATCTGGATTTACTAGTGCAGGTGACGGCGCATTGATTACAAGACTGTCAGCTGAAACTCAAAGTCTTCTAACAGGTGGAGGCAATGACGGCGGATTCTTTGGTGATGTTGGTAGAACCATCGGTGGTGCAGCCAACGACGTTTTTGGTACACTATCATCAGTAGCAGGCGGAGCCGCTGATCTTGTTGGTGACGTGGTTGGCGCTATCGGCGGCGGCATGAAAGCTATTTGGGAATCTATTTTTGGTACAAAGAAAAACTTTAGCGGTTATTCAAATCCATCGCTAACTGGTTATAACTTTATGCCAACTACATTTAAGGCTATTAACTCAAATACTCGAGTAGTAGGCCCTCAGCGTTATGGTTTCCAAATTCCACTACGCAGTGATAGATATGTTAACGCAACAAGTCAACGTGTTACTGGTGGTTTTGTTATTCCACTAGCTAAGAAGCTAGAAGTAGTTTCAAGAACACCACGTCCACTAAACAGCGTAAACATTCAAAACGAACCATGGTTCCGCAGCGTTGCAGCAAGTCTTGATAAGACTATGCGTGGCGTTGTTTATCAACCAACTAAGATTTCGTCAACATATTACCTGCCAGATGGTTCAACAGCTATTCGTAACGTTGTACAGACTGGTCCAGTTGCAGGAAGAACAGGATTCGATGTTAACGGCACATCAAGTATAGTTGATCGTATTGGTGGAACATCATACAGCAATGAACAAATTGGTGGTGTAATTCCAGGCCAACGCGGTATGGATACAGTTACACTAATACCAGATTTAGGCGACGGTGTTGACTTTGTACCGGGCGTAGGTGTACCCCCAGGTTCAGGTGGTGGTTCAGGTGGTGGTTCAGGTGGCGGCAATCCTCCAGTTAACTACGACAATCTAGGCCCAAGTGTTCCTGTGCCATGGGAATTTTTACCAATCGATGACGATGAGATTCAATTCTCAGCAGTACCTACAATTAACATTACACCGCTAGGGCTTGATGACACTGGTGCGTATGTTCGTGCAGGACAGTCAGCAGTTGCTCCTATTGCAAGACCTACACCTAGTGCAACTATCAGTGATGAAGATTTGTTAAGCGTTGATGATAATTCAGAATTCTTCATTAACGATAGAAAGATTATCAAACGCCCAGGTTCATCAATCAAAGATATTGCAGCACAGATTAACTGTGCTAACATGGGTGTTAAGGCACTAATTGATACAGCAACTAATCAGTTGAAGATCAAATCATGTACCGACGCAGGCTTCGCTGTTAAGAATGGTTGTGCCGGCGGCCGCTATAAACAAGTAGCAGACTTCCACATTGTTCGTGGTTTTGAGCAGCAAAGAAATACTTCTCAAACAATCAGCAACACTGATGTTTCGTTGGTCTCAATAAGTTCTTATAACTCAGAAGATGGGGTATTTGAACCTAAGACTTATTCTCGTTATTACAAAAATGACGACGGTGACTTAATCAATCTCAATGACAATGTTACTGTTGGAACTTCAGAAACAGATGGCGCATTTGTCCCTTCACAGAACATCAGCAACACAACAACAAGTGTATATGCAACTGGTGGTAAAGGATATCGCATTGGCGATCGTCTAAGACTAGTTGGCGGTACTCCTGTTAACAGCACCATTGGCCCGCTAACTACAATTTGTATTGATGAGCCTGGTGTTGGTTACACTAATGCAGCCAACCTTAAGGTTATCATTGGCGACGGTACTACACCTGGTATTGGTGCAAGTGCTATTGTTACTCAGCTTAATGCTAACGGCGGCATTGATCAAATTCAAATGCTAAACTATGGCGTTGGCTATGACATCGCAGAACCACCAACAATCAGTGTTGTTGATACTGGTGGTCAAGCAAGTCAGAGCTATATTACATTAGATGCCGCTAACCCATCTGGTACTTATTACAGAAATGCAATAGTACTTGCGCAGATTTCAAGCGAACTGCCAGGCGGCATTATTGAACTTAAAGAAAAGTTCTTTAGAGTAACTGCTAACAGCGTAACATTTGGTAATGTATACACAGACAGTGCTAACCTAACACTAAGTCCGGTTATCACAACTGGTAATGTATCTGCACGCAATGACGAAGTAACTATTACCACAGATCCAAGCATTATTACACTAGCACAACAACCTGGTTATGTAACAGTGCTGTGTGATACTACAAATGCTACAGCTAACTTACTAAACAATAAAGTATTCTTGATCACATCAATTAATACTGCATCTAATCAGCTGACTATTAAGGATGCATTCTTTGGTAATGCTAACTCTTCGTTCTCAGCAAATATTGCAGCTCTAAGCAATGTTGAAGTATCTGTTGTAGAGCCATTTAGCTCACGCGGTATGACAGAAGTAGTTGATCCAAGAGTTGGCAGAGTGGATGCTGTGCTATCTGCTAAGGTTGCACTATCACCCGACTTTATTAAATCAGGTAATCCTAGTGATGCTGTTGCAAATGCATTTGTCGAAGGTTTCAGCAGTGCAGCTGGCCCAGTTCGTGTAGCCAAGTTTGTTGTTACCGGTGTAGATGGCGAAGGCGCTATTACAAGTCTAAAGATTATTGACCGCGGTCTATATAAGATCTTCCCAGCAGACTTAACAATGGGTATTCCGCTAGAATACGATTTTGAGTATTTAGGTAACAGTCCATTACCGGATAACATTCTAGGTTATGCTGACCCAATTCGTGATAACACACAATACGGTCCAGACCATCCTGTTTATAAAGGATCGCCTTATAATATTAACAAGCATCCGGATTGGGTTGGGTTCCGTGAAGTACGATTTGATTCTAGATCTAGAACATTTGTTGAGTACAAAGGCACACCGGGCGGTTATGATCCTCTAACATACGTAGAGATCGGCGGCCAGAAGTTGAGTAAGCAATTCTCAATTGATCTAAATCCTCTAAGCCCAGACTACGGCAATTATGTTAATCCGCTAGAGCTTGGCGGTGGTACTGGTGCAAGGGTGTTTATTACATCACAAGACGTACCCGACTGCTCAGAAAAGAGTAC